ATTTAAAGATGAGTCTGTTTCTATTACGCAAACAATACAGAACGTAAAAGATCCCGCAAAGGTATTTACGTCATTCACTAAGACGTTTTCAGTACCTGCTAGTAAAACAAATAATCTGTTGTTTAAACACTATTATAATTTTAACATAGTAGGAGGTTTTGACGCAAGGATTAAAAAAACAGGTAGAATAGAGTTAAACCTTATTCCATATAAAACAGGTAGAATAAAATTAGAGGGCGTAGATCTTAAAGATAATATGCCTCATACATATCGCATTACGTTTTTCGGAAATACAGTAGAGCTTCCTGATATTCTAGGAGATGACAAGTTAGGCTCTCTAGCTTTTGGCGATCCCGCTTTTAATTTAGTTTATTCTCAAAGCTCTATATTAAGTCATTTATCAAATGTTATAAATACAGGTAAAATAATAGTGCCTTTAATAACGCATACGCAAAGGCTTTTTTATAACTCAGGAGTAACAGGAAACCCTGACAACCTATATTATAACGGATCAGCACAGGGCGTAGAATTTGATCAGTTAAAATACGCAATTAGATTATATGAAATTATAGTAGAAATAGAAACTAAATATACAATAGCAAACGGCTATGCAAACAACATAGTATTTTCTAGAGATTTTTTTAGTCAATCAAACCCTGTATTCTATAATCTATATATGTGGTTGCATCGTAAAAGCGGATCAGTACAAGCCCCGTCACAAACCACAACATACACGACTGTCGCAGGTAATTGGAGTCAGCCCTCTGGTGCGGTTATGTTATCTTTCGGTACATCTATTCTTGTACCTGCATACTTAATTACAACGTCAAGTACAGTAACATCAAACACAATAACATTAACGCCCTCACAAAATAATGCGGTTTCGTATTACGTCGAGGTTAGAAATCAAGGCTTTACAGTAGCAACAACACAGCCTACAACGGGCGTTACTACTATACAGGATTTAAACGGTGTTTCTCTTGCAGCTAACGGTATTTATACTGTTGTTGTAATACATGAAAACGCTATGTCGTTTACGAGTCTTACTTGGAATTTTCAAGGCTTTTATAGATTGCCACCAGACCCAACGCCTTATGCTTATAATGATACTTTTTCTATTAGCTCACTTACTGCACAAGCGAATTTTCAGTTTGCTGTTTCAGAGCAAATACCCGAAGTAACTATAATGTCATTTATTACAGGGTTATTTAAAATGTTTAATCTAGTCGCTTATGTAAATGATGAGGGTACTATAGTTGTAAGACCACTAGAAGGAGGATCACAAGTTAATTTTGCGTATTATACAAATGCAGACGTAGACGGAAACGATGCTCCTGTAAATTATAATATATCTAATTATGTAGACACTAAAGTAAGTAGTGTAAACGTTGCTTTGCCGTATAAAGAAATAAACTATAAATACGAGGGTACAGGAACAATATTCGCTAAACAGCACGAACAGTTATCGGGTACTGCTTGGGGATCTCTAAGCTACATAGGAGGCGAAAGCACAACGGGTACAGGAGGTATAAACTATAATGCCTCAACAAAAATATACAATGTATCAGTTCCTTTTGAACACATGAAATTCGAGAGGCTTATTGATCCAAACAATAACAACAACTATACAGACATACAATGGGGTTGGTCGGTAAACGAAAACCAACAGTCTTATATAGGAAAACCCTTAATCTTTTATGCAGAAAGAATTACTCTAGGAACAATTTTAAGTTTTCAAAGAGTAAGCAGTACTACAAATACAAGAAACTATTGGGTGCCGTCAAATAGCCTTAGCTTAACTTTTGGAGGTCGTGAAAATATAAACTTTAATCAAGAGCAAAACGAATACACGCCTTATGTAACTTTTAACCAAACGTTATTTGCAGATTATCATAGCCCATATATGATTGACGTATTTAATACGAGCAGAAGGATTACTAAAATTACTGCGTTTTTGCCTTTAAAGATCCTGTTTAATTTTAAGCTAAACGACATCTTTACAATAAACACAACCGATTATATTATTAATTCTGTAACTACAAACCTACAGAGCGGTAAAAGCACTATGGAGCTTTTAAATAAAGTCAGAGAAACTTACAGCATATTAAGAGGCATAACTTTTCAAGGCGTAAGCGGAGGTTCATTATATTATAGATCATCTCTTGGTAGTGCATCTAATATATATATAGGAGACAAGATTTATACAGATCAAGAGTTAACAACATTTCCGTCAAACGGTATTTATTATCAGACAGGAGACGCTACAGAGTACACGCATTGTGGTGTTGGAAAAACTATGTCAATGGGATTAGCAAGCGGTACAGTAGTAAGCATTACTTGTACATAAAAAAAACGATATGATTAAAAATATAATAGAATTACTACAGCTTACAAAAGGCGAAACAGAGAACATAAGAATTGCACAAGGAAAATACGCCTTGCCAAAAGACATAAGTTCTGGATTAAAACTTATTAAAAAAACAATGCTATGGAGGTAAAAGAATATTCGCTAAAGCTATCTACTGCACAAGCACAAAAGAACGTTGAAGATCTTAACGAGAATTTAAAGATCCAAGAGGACTTGCTTTTTGACTTAGAAAAGGAACTTAGAGACTACGAAAAACAATTAAAAGAAACATCTAAAACAGACTTAGCTGCAAGAAAAGCTATTAATGATCAGATCACTAAAACTAAAACAAAATTAGGAGACGAAAGATTTGGTTTAAAAGAGCTTAACAGAGAGCGTAAAGTAGCTAACGAAGATCTAAAAGAAGCAACAGAAAACCAACGAGAATATGGCGGTGTTGTCGGTATGGTTGATCAAAAGACGGGAGGTCTTATTTCGGGTATAGGAGGTATGACAAAATCAATAGGTGCAGCTACCAAAGGCTTTAACCTAATGAAGATCGCTATTATAGGAACAGGTATCGGCGCATTACTTATTGCTATAACTGCTTTAGCTCAGGCTTTTAAATCGTCAGAAGAGGGACAGAATGCTTGGAATAAAATGATGGGAGTCTTAGGTGCTGTTGTAGATGTCTTTACCGACAAACTCGCAGCTCTAGGTAGGTTTATGATTAACCTATTTACAGAACCTGTTAAAACCCTTAAAAACTTTGGTAAAAGCATAAAGGAGTTTGTCATGGACAAGGTCGAAAAGGTTATTGAAGGTCTAGGCTTTATGGGNAAAGCTATTTCTAAACTATTTAAAGGAGACTTTGCAGGTGCTATGGACGCAGGAAAGCAAGGTCTTAAAAGTCTTAACGATGGTTTAAACGTAGCTAAGATGGCAACTGATGCCGTTACAGAAAGCACTAAAGAACTTATAAAAGAAATACAACGAGAAGCTAAAATTGCAGCTAAAATAGCAGATCAAAGAGCAAAAGCAGCTAAACTCGAAAGGGGTATAATTGTAGAAAGAGCAGAAGCAGACAGACAAAGAGCTACTTTATTAGAACAAGCAGTAGATAAAGAAAAATACACGCTAGGAGAGCGTATTGCGTTTTTAGTAGAGGCAGGTAGATTAGAGGACGAAATAACTGCTAAAGAAATTGAAGCAGCTAAACTAAGATTAAAAGCTAAAATTGCAGAAAACGCTTTAGGAGACTCTACTATTGAAAGTTTAGAAGAGGAGGCGCAATTAAAAGCAGCTCTTATTGGATTAGAGACTGCAAAGGTTACTAAAGCAAAAGAAGTAACAAGCCAAATAATTGCTTTGAGAAATGAAGAGAGGTCTGCCAATAAAGCTAAATATGAAGAGGCTAAAGCAAACGAAGAGGCTCTTGCAGATTTTAAAAAGTCTTTACTTATTGAAGACAAAAACAATCAGTATGCAGCTATAGAAGAGGAAAGAGCAGAGAGAACTAAACAACTAAAAGAACTAAAAGCATCGGAAACCGAAAAGCAGGAGATGTTATTAGACATCAAGAAATCTTTTGATCATCAAAAACAACTAATAGATGAAGAGAACGAAAAGGCAATACAAGATTTTAAAGACTCATTAATATTAAAAGACAAAGAAAATAAGTTTGCTCAAATAGAAGAGGAAAAAGAGAAGAGGCTTTTGGAATTAGAAGAGCTTAAATTATCAGAGGAAGCAAAGCAACAAATGATATTAGATGTTGAAAATGCTTTTAAAGAGAAAAAGAAAATAATAGAAACAGAAGAGGCAGAAGCTCTTAAACTTGAAAAAGAAGCGTTTTTAGCGACTCAATTAGAAGAGGAGGAGTTATCACTAGAAAAACAAAGACAACTAGCCTTAGACGAGCTAGAACGCTTTCAAGGGACAAAAGCAGAAAAGGCAGCTATAAATGCAAAGTATAACGCATTAGAAGAAGAGCAAGACAGAATAAAATCGGAAGCAGAAATGGCTATGGCACAACAAACGTTTGCAGGTATAGCTAATCTACTCGGACAAAATTCTAAGGCAGGAAAAGCAGCAGCAATAGCCTCAGCGTTAATAAACACATATCAAGGTATAACGGCAGAACTAGCTACGAAAACAGCTACGCCTTTTGGTATTGCTTTAAAAATAGCGAACATAGCTACAGTAGCATCTATTGGTTTTAAGTCTGTAAAAGACATCATGAAAACAAACCCGAAAGCTGCAGGAGGAGGTGGTTCTACAACTACGCCTACGGCATCAACGCCATCAATACCGTCTACACCTTCTGCACCGCCAGACTTTAACTTAGTCGGAGCAAGTAGTACAAATCAATTAGCAGACGCTATTGGTGGTCAATCACAGCAACCAATACAAACTTATGTTGTAGCTAATGACGTCACGTCAGCACAGAGTTTAGAGCGCAATATTGTGTCGGGTGCTACAATAGATTAACAAATTTTAAAATTAATTACGTTATATATATATGAAGATAGTTGAATTAATACTTGACGAAGATCAAGAAGAGGGAGGAATCGAAGCGATCTCGATCGTTGAAAGCCCCGCAATAGAATCAGACTTTGTAGCTCTAAGAGCAGAAGAGGTAAAACTAGCAGAGGTTGATAAAGAAAAAAGAATTTTATTAGGTGCTTTATTGATACCTAATAAACCAATATACAGAAAAGGAGAGGAAGGCGATTATTACATCTTTTTTTCAAAAGATACAATCGTCAAAGCATCACAAATGTATCTAAAAAACGGCTACCAAAACAGTACGACTCTTGAACACGATCAGACATTGAAGGGTTTGACGTTAGTCGAGAGTTGGATTGTTGAAAGCGAGACGCAAGACAAGTCTAGAAAGTACGGATTAGATGTTCCTGTAGGTACATGGATGGGTGCGGTAAAAGTAAACAATAACGAAATATGGGACGAATATGTTAAAACAAATAAAGTCAAAGGTTTCTCGATTGAAGGTTATTTTGCAGACAAAATGGAACGACCTAAAGAGAAAATTCAAGACAATCTTTCAAAAGAAGACAAAATAATAAAAGAAATAATAGAAATTTTAACTACTGACGATGCAAAGAAATAAAAAAAGGAATAGTGGCGTCTTTATACCTAGCAGAACATCGCCTACTAATAGTGGCAGAGCGTGTTTATGTTGGGATGAGAACACTTATTCTAGGTCTTGCTGTGATGGTTCTGTAAGGGCGCAAGGCATCGGAGTTATAACAAGAACCTGAGTGAAAATACAAATTTTAATTTTTTAACCGTTATATATATAATATGAAATCAACTGAAATGATCAATCAAATTAAGACGCTTTTAAACATCGAGGTAAAACTTGAAGAGACAAAGCTAGAAAACGGCACTATAGTAAGTGCTGAATCCTTTGAAAAGGGTAAAGAAATCTTTATCGTAACAGACGATGAGAAAGTAGCAATGCCTGTCGGCGAGTATTTACTTGAAGATGGTCGTTTAGTAGTTATATCTGAGGAAGGTATAATTGACGACGTTAGAGAAGTATCTGACGAAGTGCCAGAAAAAGAATCTAAAGATGGCGAGGAAATTACATCGGATCTTGAAGAGGAAAAAGAGGACAAAAAAGAAGACAAGAAAGAGGAGATGGGATATGTTACAAAAGAGGAGTTATCTTCTGCAATAGGCGAAATTAAAGCGACTATCGACGAAATCAAAGAAATGATGGAGCCAAAAGAAGAGGATTTATCAAAAGAATCTAACGCTCTTAAAAGCAGAACAGTAAAAGAAGAGTTTTCTGAGGCTGCAGCAAAACCAATTAAACATAATCCAGAAGCAGAAGGAACTCAAAAGAAAAGAGTCGAGTTTGCAAAAGGAAAATTCAACACAACATTAGACAGAGTATTAAATAAATTAAACAAGTAAAAATATGAGCAATCTTAAAAACGTACAATTAGCGACTGCAGTAAATATTACTACAACGTATGCGGGGGAATTCGCAGGCGAATATATTGCGGCGGCATTACTTTCAGCATCAACTATTGACGATGGAGGTTTAACAGTAAAAGCGAACATCGCTTACAAAGAGGTAATCAAGAAACTAGCAACAGGGGCATTAGTAACTGCAGCAGGATGTGACTTTGTACCGAACTCTTCTGTAACACTTACAGAGAGAATTATTCAACCTGTAGAGTTGCAAGTAAACTTACAACTATGTAAGTATGACTTCGTAAACGATTGGGAAGCACAACAAATGGGCTACGGTTTAGGTCAAACTTTACCTCCAAAATTCTCTGACTTCATGATCGCTCATGTAGCTGCAGAGGTAGCACAAAATACAGAGTTCTGTATATGGCAAGGAGACACGGCAGCAGCAGGTAATAACTCTTTTGATGGGTTTGAAAAACTAATCGCAGCTTCAGCAGCAGCAGGGGATATTCCTG